CTGGGACTTGCCGCATGAAGTCGGTGCAGCTATAACGCATACCTCGCCCATACCGATGCCTCCTTCATTCAGCTTATTGTCTAGGTGGTCTATGTGCGTCTTTACTACGTTCGGCACATAGGAACCATCAAGTATGCTTTCGAACTCCTCCTGCACCTCCTGGAGGGACAGATTGATGCCTTTATCCGTTTGCGAAGAGTTGTTCAGATCAGTCAGTACGTTTTCGACTTCAGCCGAAATCTCTCCGCTGTCCTTGGTCTCTGCTTGCATGTTTTCAACGCTTACCCTGAAGCACTTGATCAGCTTACGTAGATTAGACTTCTCCTTGATGATCTCGCAGCACAGTTTGACCTGCACCATTCCTGTATGGTTGACGGCTCCCATCATCCCTACAATGCCCCCGACTTCTTCAAGTAAGCCGAACTTCTTTAGCTCTTCTGAGAGCGAGATCTCGTCTAGCTCCGCACCCGAAATAATTATGTTCCGCATGCATCTAAATATAATTTGGTTTTGAACCCTGTAAAAGTCTGATTCATCGATGATCGATGCAACTTCGTCAAACTTTGATACTCCGTGCTCAGTTAGAAAACTGGATAGGAGGTTTTTTTCTGCTTCTATATTTTTTGGTATCATTTTGTTTTGTTAAATTTGTCGTAAAAAAAGGGAGGAGGTACCCCACCTCCTCCCAATGAACTATCGAACGATATTCAGCTTAAAAAGGATCTTCTGAATCCGCAGCAGCCGACTTAGGGGCTCCCTTGTTTTCATCCTTCTTGCTGATCGAGATGCTAAGGTACTTGCCCTTTGCATCGCTGGTATTACTCCATGCAGCGATGGTGTATTCTACACCTTCTACATTAAGTGGTCCAGTCATGTCGGGCTGCTTCTCGGACTCTTTGTAGTCGTTTTTGAAGATAGCGCCGCGGTTTGTGTTGTCGTATTGCTTTGTCATAATTAAAACAGATCTTCTGTTTTGGTGTTATTTGTTTTGGTGTTGTGGGACTTAGTCCCGTGAGTGTTTGTTGCATCTGGATCTTTTGAATCGTCGATTGCAAAAAGGCCATTCAAAGCGTACTTCCGAGAATAGGAGGAGGCACTACCAGTAATCTGAGCTTCATCCATACCCTTCTTGGTCTCTGCTTCGCGAGCGTACGCCGTTGCTGATACTGCGTCATCTGAATCATTGTCCCGCAGGGATGCTATAGCCAATACGTATACTCTACCCGCAACTTCAACGATCTGATCATTAATGACCAAGCAGCAACCTTGCTTTTCTAGGAGTGGTTTTAATGCAGTAAGGATGTCTTCACAGGAGCGATACTGGTATCCCCCGAACTTATTAGTCTGACCTTTCGGTGCCTTCAAGGAGGATTGAATCTCCTGTAACTTCTTGTGTATCTTCTTTGTACTTTTATTGCTCATATTTATTTTGTGTTATTGTTTCTCTGAATAACTTGGAGCGTTTGTCCGAGTTACTTAGATCTTTATCTTCGATGTTGACCCCTAGGTCAAGTAAAATATTCAACTGATCTTCAGTTTTTTTCTGCTTGAACTTTTTTTGCATCTGAGTGGCCCCGATGGGGTGCAGTAAACCAGCTCTGCTGAACTCAATGTAATCTGCCATCCTACGAAGAGCATCAGGCAAACTTACGTCAGCTCTACTGGACACGTATCTCTTCCATGCGTTCTCTACTTTACCTAGGAATGCGTTACTCTGCCTGTGCAGAACTCCACGCACTTCACCAGTTGCGTGGCAATGATCAACTACATCGTCATGCATCTTGCACTGAGTTATAGGGCACCTCTCGGACCTATTCTTCTTCCTCCAGTTGGATAATTTGCTTTGAGTTATATATTTCATATGTGCAGTTGATAAAGTGGAGGTGGGAGGAGTTGAACCTCCGTGTCCCAGCCGAAACTGAGATCGAAACCATACACCCCCTAGAGTGGTACTCCGAGCAGGACTTGAACCTGCGACCCACGGTTTAGAAAACCGTTGCTCTATCCAGCTGAGCTATCGGAGCTTATTGTTTAAATGTCCATTAGCTCTTCTGGCAAGTCTTTATTTTTAATCATTTCAATTGTTTCGTACAGGCATGCAGCGTTCCACAGAACGGCGGAAAGGTGATCTTCACTGACCTCTCCATCCATGAATCCCCACAGGTGCCTGTAGATTCCATCGATGTATCTTGATGCTGGTATACCCTTCCTCCAGTTGTCCCTGCCGTACTTACTTGCCCCGTCCTCAAACCTACATGCAATGGCCCTAAGGGCGCTAGTGGGCATTAAACTAGGTGAACCCTTGCCGCGCATTGAATCGCGAACTGCACCTGTGCTGAACTTGCTCATCTCTCCTGAACTTGGTAGTTTCATAACTTATATTTTGTTTACTGATAGTATTCTTCCACGGCCACCGCGCTTGAATACGCAGTCACCATTCTTCTCTGGTCTCTTCTTTAACAATAGTAGCACTGCATCTTTTTCCGTATGAGCCCACTTGTAGCATTTGCCTACGTACCCCTTTGGCATGTCGTAGTGATGCGTAGTTATTTTGTACTCCTGCATTAGTAGTACAGTACAACGAAACCAACCCCAGCATTCGTACCAACTACATTGAATTCAATCCATTCGATGGCTTCGAATTCATTCATACCCTGCGATGTGAAAGTGTCGATCATCTTGATGTAATCGTACACTGGCTGATTGAATTGATCTGTACCGACGATGCAATCTTCCAGTCCATGAAATATAACAGAATTTTCTGCGAAGTCATATTCGTAGTCTTGATGCGGTTTTGCTCTTTCGAATTCTTTATTTATTTTCATGTCATTCTTGTTTTCCAATATAGTTTACTGCAAAGCTTTGCAATTTCGATTCCATGTTCTACTTGTTCGTCACTCCAAGTCTTATGGTAGTGCTCCTGCGTTTCGCAGTCAATGCATATAGAGATGCATGCTGGCACGTAGTCAAGCTTAGCCCTCTTCTTTAGCATCCAAGCCTCAATGGCGAGCTGCTGAGTGTCCTTGTCGTAGAACTTACCTTTGCCCTTGCAGTTAGCCCTGCACTTGTAGTCAGCTAGGAATACTTTACCTGCACTATCTTTACCAATGAAGTCAACGCTGCCGACGATCTTCACTGAACCTTCACCTAGCATGTGCTCGACTGCGATAGGCTCTACCTCGGTCTCTTTGCACCAATCGACAAATGGCTGAGCCCACTTATCCCAAGGGGTCTCTTCCACTATTAATGGCTTCTCTCCCATACTGGATAGTATCAACTGCTCGATGCGCTTGTGCACAGAAGTGCCAAACTCAGAAGACGGGATCTGCTCCCCGTTCACGGGGCTCTCCCTGGTGCCGTAAGTCAAGTCCGCGATGTCCCGCCAGAACATATCGGGGTTTTCCCTAGCTAGTTCTGTTATCTTTCTTGGCTTGTATATTGAATCAAGGAACGGGTCCTTGATGATACCTAGAACTGTAGTGACCGACGGCCATACACCAGATATTTTCTTAGCCTTAGCTGGGGTCTGTATCTCCTCTAAGAAGATAGGGTTGCCCTTGTTGTATTTATAGAAGTGCGACATGTTTTTTTAGTATTGTATGTTTTAGTTTGAGCAGGTCCGACCTGCGTATCATTGAAATTAAATCCTTCCTGTTCTGCCTTGAGTACCCCTTGTACAGGGCTTCGGCTGCCCTTGCAACTCTTTTTTCTGTACTGCATAAATCCTCTGCCAGTTTCTGCAGGTGCCTCCTCCTTACCACAATGTAGTTGTCTATGCATTCAAAGGCCAGGAAGTCCTGCTCCCCGTATAGCCATCCCGCATCTCCAACGTTGTTGACGAACTCAATCCAAATGAAGTCCTCGGTCTTGGCTGATGCCCTGCTCTTTCTCTTTAGCGCTTTGACGTCAATGCTCCCAGCTGAGCATATCCAGTCCTTGTGCTGGTATTGCTCATCTAGTGTCGCCTTCCTGGCATCTGGGTATCGTTCCTTTACCAGAGCACCGAAGTCACTCTCGGTCTCCTGTCCTTCCCTCCATGAGTCCGAGCCTACCCAGTCCTGATATGTCTGCCCGTCTTGCCCTTTCATTCTGGCGAGCCCATGTTTAATATGTGCCGCTCTTCTAACTGGTTGTTACGTGCAATTAACTCTTGGCACCTTAGTTCGCATTCAGCTAATTCTTTCTTTAGCGCCTCGATTGTATGCACCTGCGCTTCGCATGCCTTCGTTGCCATGTTCAGTCCTCTTGTTAAGAGCGTGTGCTCAGAGGGTTTAAAGAGTGTTGGAGCTCTGGAGTGAAACTTCGGTAGTTCTGTATCTTGATCGGTCATAGTATATTATTTAAATGCTGCGCATGCTTGAAGTCAAGTGTTTATCTACTGGGCTGAGATTATATCATATGAGTCCAACTGCTTTTTTACTTTAACCCAATACTTAACTGTTGATTTCTTTTTGTAGCCGTTAGGTCCCCCGTTATGTATTCGGGCGATGTCTTCAGCCGTAGGCTTACGTCCTAGGCGTTCTTCTGTTGCGTACCTATCC